TTGCATGTTATTATCATATCATATTAAAAAATCGCGAAGTGGTTTTGTGAATCTGGGCTGAAAGTGTATTCTGGTTTTTTCGGCTTCGACTCTTCCTGACGCGCCCATTCTTTCCTTACATCTACAGGTGTTGTGTATATGTCCATCTTCTCTATGGGTATAGATGGATAATCATATTTGTCGGGTGGATCACGTAAGGCACGACCACCTAGTATAAATAATATCCAAAGTATGATCAATATCCAGATGTATATCGACATTTAATATATATACGAAAAGAAATCTCAAAATTTTCTTCGTTCATAGTAATGAAGGTAACACTCAGAAAGAGTCCAAATCCCGAAAAGAAATACAGAGCCACTTTTGAGGATGGTTCGCACGTGGATTTCGGAGGTGCTGGGTACTCGGATTATACTATTCATAAAGATCCATCGCGTATGAAGAGATATCTCGCACGGCATGGACGTATGGGTGAAACATGGACTAAATCCGGTTTAAAAACTGCTGGATTTTGGTCTAGATGGTTACTGTGGTCAAAACCTAGTATGCCTGGAGCTAAGCGACTGATGTCCTCGCGTTTCGGTTTGCGATTTGTCTAAGACCACGGCGGTTCAGGTTCTTCTTAAGTTGTGCTATAAGATTCGGGGGCATTGCGGGACCACGTGCTACCGCGCGCGCCTTAATAGGACGCCTCATAGGTGGAGGGGGAGGTGGTCGCGGGGGAGTTCGCATCGTAACTCTCCTTACAGGTGATTTTGGAGTTCTATTTTTTACTAATTGTCTACATATACGCATAGTAGCACTCGCCTGAGTTACGCGATTTTTCATTGCAGCTAAATCGCGTAAGTTAATCTCCTTTCGTAAAGCTTCGTTGGTCTTTTTTACGCGTTTACCTTGACTGTCTCGAGTTAAACGAATACCCTTTCCACGGGCTTTTGTTCTTATGTCAGCCATTTCTATATACCGAGATTAAAAAAAGTGATCGGTTCTATAAAGTTTAGCTTGATAAGATGCTGCCTTACCTAATACATTAACGGATTCATTGCCGTATATCTCTTTACATCCATGATCATCCATACAGTCTCTACCATTTAAGGTGACTGGAATTGAGTATATTTGATCACCCGGGGTGGACGTGTAATAGTGATATTGGTCTCTTCGTCCTCTTACCTCTTTACCATACAAAGGAAGCATTTCTTCATTCTCTCCTACAAGAATGCCCATCTGTTGGACACGTTTAGGTTTATATGTTTTTATGGGAGGATCTCTGTACTCTGGTTGTCTAACACGCGTCTCGATTGGGGGAGCGACATGAACTGGGTATGGAACGCGGACAATTTTCTTATGCGCGGGTCTGGACAAAAGATATGCAATAGTGCCTAATAATATCATAATCATAACAAAATTCATAACAGTTTTGTTCTTGTTTTTCATTTATATATCTTTGAGATTATTTTTGAAGCCGGTACTCGATCAAGCTTAAATTGTACTAACATCCATAATCCAAATAATATATATTTAGGCGCGTCATTCGATGTTTTGGGATCAAGTTTTAATATAGGACCCACGAGTCTATTAAAAAATGTCTGTTCCTTAGGCTTACCGGTAATCGCAACTTCTAATTCAGTGAGAGCACATGTATCATCGTTGGTCGCCCAGTGTAAAAATAGAAACGGTATTATTAACGAATACATAACTAACCACTTTTCTACATTCGTAAATGGTATGATTAAAGCCATGCAAAAAAGTACTACATGAATTAAAAATATAATATTCATCTGTATTAGTATGGACAAAGAAAAGAAAAAGACTCAGTCCAAAGATAAGGTAAAGAGAATTTGGCACCCTTCACAGGAAAAGATATTGAAAACATGGGGCGAGGCGTCTGCGTGTTATAGATATATGCACAACCACGCGTATTTAGTCTTCAAAAAGCAAAGTATGCGTTTTACTTTACCGGTCATCATATTATCGACCATCACCGGTACAGCGAATTTTGCTCAATCATCTTTTCCCGAAAATATGAGAGCTTCAGCACCCGCCATGATTGGTGGATTGAATTTAATTGCTGGTATAATTGCCACTATTATGCAATTTCTAAAAATTAATGAAATGATGGAAGGATGTAGAGTCGCGTCATTACAATACGGTAAACTTTCACGTACAATTCGGTTAGAGCTTTCTCTTCCTATCCAAGAACGTTCGTGTGATGGTTCGGCTATGATAGAGTCGTGTAGAGCTGAGTATGATAGATTAATCGAGCAGTCTCCACCTCTTCCGTATGCTATCATTCAAGCGTTCGAAAAACAATTCCCAGACGATTCCGAATTTTTTAAACCGGAGATCATGCATATCCAACCTATCGACATGTTCATTTCAGAAGATGAAATGCGCTTCGAATTACAGAAAGAGCTTGGAGCTATGCGAAGCGGTGATTCTACCCCGACTAATAGTGTATCGGTAGTTATAGAATCTGAGAAAGACGCCTAGTTAAGTATGCGATCATAACAAATAATATAACATTAAAGATTGCAATGCATATCAAATAAGGAAAAACCTTTCGTTTGATTGGTTCTAATATCCTTGCCTGAAGTGTATCATTCTCTAAAATAATATCTAAAGCTTGATCAGTAAAGTCCTCGGCCATGGACTCTTTCATTAAAATAATACCACAAAAAAAAGAAAGACCCCCAACGCTTCATCATCGCGAAATCGAATTACTCGAGAAATATATATCGCAAGGGCATAACGTTTTCATATGTGGTCCCACTGGATATGGTAAAACTTTTATTGTTGATACGATACTTAATCATACGAATACTATAGAACTGCATTCCGAACTTTTTCAAAAAAAGAGTTCTTTTATGAGCTTGATAGGTGATACTTCGTATCACATTCTCATAGACGGTTACGATGCATCTGTTCATGGTCATAAACAGATAATAGATAAGATATCCGAACGAAATGAAAAGATTACACATGGATCCGTCGTGGTGACATCAAACTCTATACACGTGTTGCCGAATTTCAAACTTATTATAATTCCTAGACGTACACCCGACACTATATCTTCTCTTGCATGTGATAATCCTCGAGCCAGGTTATCTGCCGATAAATGTAATGGAAATATTAGGAATTTTTACGATTATTTAAATTTTTCTGATGAAAAGGATATATTTAAAAGTTCAAAAGATATTGTAGTCGATATATTATGTCGAAAGGGTGGATCATTTGATATTTCGCAAACGGTACACGAACATGGTCATGTTTGTGATGTTATACATGGAAACTATTTATCATGTGAAAATAGTAATGTATATGAAATCATAGAATCCCTGTCTATAGCTGACGTATATGATACCGTAATGTACAAGGGAGATTGGAACTGCATGCCGTATTACATTGCATCCGGAATGGCTGTACCTAAATATAATATAGGAGAACCGATGAAATCAGAGAATATTCAACCTGGAAGTACATGGACTAAATATGGGAATTTTAAAATGCGTCATAATAAGTTGAAAGGTATACAGGCTAGACATACAACTAAATTGGGTCCCGACGAGTTATCTCTTCTTAGAAAATACGCTATCAGCGGTATTCTAGATCCTTTAATCGAATATAAACTTACACCACTTGACTTCGATATTATGAATCACCTTGCTGTTGGTAACAAACTGAAAGCGACCGAAGTTGCAAAAGTTAAAAAGAAAATGCGAGTTATACTCAATGAGTAATTCTGATAGCGACAACGATGAAACTATCAATGATAACGTCAGAGTAATTGGATGTGATATTTATTATTACGGAGAAGTAGATCGTCCTACCAGTCTCGAGTTTATCCAAGAATTCAAAAAACTCGAGGTCGATTTACTTAAAAAGTCTATAGATCTAGCTGGATACAAGCCACTGATTAGGATTCATATTCATAGTGAAGGCGGTGACGTATTTTCTGGTTTAAGTATGATGGACACTTTAAAAAATTCGAGGGTGAATGTGGAGTGTATAGCTGAAGGTAATTGCTGTAGTGCTGCGACATTTATTCTTATGGGTGGAACAAAGAGGTCTATGGCTCGCCATGCGTTTATTTTGATACACCAACTTTCAACTGGTTTTTTTGGTAAATACCAAGAACTCAAAGACGAAATGAAAACATGCAAAAAAATAATGAAAACCATCAAAAAAATCTACAGATCAGATACGGATATCCCCAAAGAAACTCTAGACGAATTCATGACCAAAGATGTATACTTGAACTTGGATGATTGTGTTAAATATGGGATCGTTCACGGGTCTGCGTAACTTTGACATTTCGTCTATATAACAAAATCACACCTAAGATGATCATCCCAATACTGATTGTATTCATATTCATTTGAATTGTAGTTAACGGAGGAGGCTTAAGTCGCTCCATCCTTTCGTAATTTACTACTGGTATCATTCCTACTAATATGAATACAATTTTTACTACCGATAAAAACAACAAGAAGCGCTACCTCGACATCCGTGTTGAAGAAATCAATGATGTCTGGTGCATCGTCAAGGCAACTGGTCATGTTGGAGGGAAGGAAGTTACATCCATGACTGAAGTACCCCTCGGTTTCGAGAGCGCGACGAAACGTGCAAAGACCATGTGGAAGAATGCAAACACTAAGGCTACCACAGTTCTTCCTATGCTGGCGAATAAATGGGAAGATCGAAAGAAGTACATCTCCGAACCGTTTTACGTGCAACCCAAGCTCGACGGTGTTCGTCAAACGGTTCGGAGATGTACTTCTTT